CTGATCCGCGCCCCTCCCCGCGAGCGCACCTGAAGATCAGCATTGGGAATGTCCGGTTTGTTCCGCTGGGGCGGTCTCAGACACCTCTGAGACGCTAGTGATCTTGGGCCTGATGTGACCCACAGTGACGGCGGTGCTGAGCGGCTCTGTCGTACCCCTGGCCTAGAGTGCCGGCCATGGCGAAGCGACCGGACACGCCCTGCGCTGGCGGCTGTGGTGCGCTCCTGTGGGGCGGACGGGGCTCTCTGCCGACAGGCCAGCGCATGTGCCGTCCGTGCCGTGCAGCACCACTTCGACAGGGCGCGATCCTGGCTGGCCGCCGGGAGCGGCGGTCGGAGCGTTGGGCAGCCCGCGAGCGCGCCGCCCGCCAGTGCTCGACCTGTAAGGCGACGACCGCCGGCATCAGGCGCTTCTGTGAACCGTGCCGCCTCGGCCGCGCCGCCCAGCGCTGGCAGCGCAAGAACGCTGTCCGCCGCGGCGCGTCCCCCCTGGGACCCGCCATCTCGATCGCCCAACTCGGAGCGAGAGACGGGTGGCGCTGCCATCTCTGCCGCAGATCCGTCGACTCCTCATTGCCACACCAGCACCGCATGGCCGGAACCCGGGACCACCTGATCCCAGTGAAGGACGGCGGCGACGACTCGCCCGCGAACCTCCGACTCGCCCACCGGTCCTGCAACTCGCGCCGCGGTGCCCGGGGGACGGTTCAGCTCCAACTGGTGGGGTGAGGTCGAGTGGACCTAGCCGCCGCTGTCGCCTCGAACGACGAACTGACCGCCCTCATCGCCATCCGCGACACGCTCGCTGTCCAGCTCGCGGACGCCGAGGGCAAGGACGCAGCTCCGCTCGCCCGTGAGCTGAGGGCCGTACTGCTGGAACTGCGCCGCCTCGGCGCTGGGAAGCAGGAGTCGGCCCTTGACGAGATCGCTGCTCGACGCTCCAAGCGGCGCGCTGCTCGGCCAGCGGCGGCCGCGCCTTCGTAGTCTGCCCCCGTCCGTCTCCACCGCCGGCCCTGAGGCTCTGGATCTGCTTCGCTCGGCGGGCCAGACCCCGGATCCGTGGCAGTGCGACGCGGTGTGTGATCTGCTGGCCGAGGGTGCTGACGGGTTGTGGGCGGCGCGCCGGACGTACACGATCGTGCCACGGCAGAACGGCAAGGGCGGCATCATCGAGCCGATCGAGCTGTACGCGATCTTCGTTCTGCACGAGGTCGTGCTGCACTCGGCGCACCTGTTCGACACGGCGCGGGACGCGTTCCACCGAGTGCTCGCCCTCATTGAGGGGACCCCGGACCTGTCGCGCAGAGTGAAGCGGGTCAACCATGCCCATGGCAAGGAAGGCATCGAACTCCTCCCCGCGAAGGGTCAGCGCAGGGCCGGTGCGCTCTACTTCCATGCGAGGACGAAGGGCGGCGGCCGGGGTAAGAGCCCCCAGCGGCTGATCCTCGACGAGGGCTTTGCCCTGACCCGCGAGCACATGGCCGCACTCCTGCCCGCCATCAGCGCGCAAGAGGACCCGCAGGTCAACGTCTTCTCCACGCCGCCGCCGATCGGCGAGCCGTGCGCGGTGCTGATGAGCGTGCGCCGGTCGGTGCTGCACACCATCAAGACCGGCGCCCGACCGCAGGTTGCATACCTGGAGTGGGGCGTGGAACGGGGAGCCGATGTCCGGCTGCCGGAGACATGGGCCGCCGCGAACCCGGCGTACGGGATCCGGATCAGCGAAGAGACCTGCCGCGACGAGCTGGATGGCCTCGGCATTGAGGAGTTCGGGGTCGAGCGGTGCGGGATCTGGCCCGAGATGGACGACGCCCGATGGAACGTCATCCCCGAGCTGGCCTGGACCGATGCCGCGGACCCGACGACGGAGCGCGAGGGTCGCCCGGCGTTCTGCGTCGACATGTCCCCGGACCGGTCATGGGCGGCGATCTGCGCCGCGTGGACCCGACCCGACGGGCTACGCCAGATGCAGGTACTGGACCACCATCCCGGCACGGGCTGGATCTCCCGGCGCGTCGCCGAACTTCAGAAACGGTATGACCCGGTCGCCTGGGTGGTACCGAGAGACTCCCCGGCCACATCCGAGATCGCCACCCTCAACGCACTCGGAATCGAACCGGTGCTCATGTCCCACCCGGACGCCGTCGCTGCGGCCGGCATGGTGTACGACGGCATAGCCGGCGTCGCGGGCGGCGACGAGGACGACCAGCCGTCATCCCGCACGCTGCGGCACGCCGGCCAGGACCAGGTTGACGCCGCAGTCGCGGCGGCGGCCAAGCGACCACCCGGCGAGAAGGCGTGGGCGTGGGACCGGGCCCGGCCGTACGCGTACCTGCTCATTGCAGCGACGGGAGCGGTGTGGGCGCTAGCGACCCAACGCCCCGAACCGCCGCAGCAGTTCTTCGCGGCATACCGATAGGAGCCCCCTCGTGGTTGCCCTCGACGACATGCTGGTCCACGACATCACCGCCCGGGCCAGGCAGATCCAGTTCAGCCGGGTCCTGCTCACCGTTCTGGCCGGCGTGTTCTACGGGCTGGGCTGGATCACGGCCCGGACGTTCGGGGTGATCTGGCTGGCGATGACGTGGACCGCGGTGGCCGTGAAGGTCGGCTGGACCGAGGGTCGCCGCAAGCCCCCACCCCGACGCTGAACCGACCGCAGCCCACATCCACCGAGCCGTACGCCGGCACCAGTCCGGCCGGAGGTGGGTGAGCGGTGGGCCTCCTCGACCGGATCGCCGCAGCCCGCGGCACGGAGACCCGGTACTCGATCGACTCGTACATCACCGACTACCTGATGCCGACACAGTTCGGGTACAACGGCGGCCAGTACATGGCCGGCGGGTACAACCTGGTCCAGACCCTTGCCGGGAACCGGGCCAGCGAGATCGTGTCCACGCTGCCCGGGTACATGGCCGCATTGCGTAACTGCCCACCGGCGTTCGCGGCGCAGAACGTGCGGGCGACCGTGCTGTCCCAGGCGAGGTTCACGTTCCGTAACCTCCCCGGGCGGCCGAACGCGCGTAAGCAGTTCGGCACCCGTGAGCTGGGCATTCTGGAGAAGCCGTGGACGAACGCGACCACCGGTGAGCTGATCGCCCGGATGGAGTGGCATGCCGGCCTCACCGGCAACGCCTACGTGCTTCGGCAGGCGAAGCGGCTGCGGGTGCTGCGCCCCGACTGGGTGGCGATCCTGTACGGGTCGCAGCAGGAGCCCGAGGACGCGGTCCACGCCCTCGACGGTGAGGTCATCGGCTACGTCTACCAGCCGGGTGGGCTGTACTCGTCGGGGAGCCGGCCGCAGACGCTGCTGCCGGGGGATGTGGCGCACTGGTCGCCTATCCCGAACGCCGAGTCGGGTGGGATCGGCGAGGCGTGGATCACTCCGGCGATCCGGGACATGCAGGGCGACCGGATGGCCGCCGAGCACAAGATCCGCTATTTCGAGAACGGTGCCACCCCGAACCTCGTCGTGAAGGGGATCCCGGCCGCCACGAAGGACCAGTTCGACCAGCTCGTGGCCATGATGGAGTCCACGCACACCGGGATCGCGAACGCGTACAAGACGCTGTACCTGACCGCGGGTGCGGACGCCAGCGTGGTGGGCTCGAACCTCGCCGAACTGGACCTCAAGGGCGTCCAGGGTGCGAACGAGACCCGCATCGCGTTCCTGTCCCGGGTCCACCCGGTCATCCTCGGGATCGCCGAAGGGTTGAGCGGGTCGGCGCTGAACGCCGGCAACTTCGGCATGGCCCGGCGGATCTGGGCGGACACCTGGATCTACCCGACGCTGCAGGACCTCGTCGCCTCGCTCGGCACGATCGTCAGGATCCCCGACGGTGCCGAACTCTGGTACGACACCGCCGACATGCCGATCATGCGCGAGGACGCCAAAGACGCCGCCGACATCGCGAAGATCAACGCCAGCACGATCACCCAGTACGTCCGCGAGGGCTACACACCCGACTCCGCGGTGGCCGCGACCGTCGCCCAGGACCCCGGCCTGCTCAAGCACACCGGCTCCCTGTCGGTGCAGCTACAACCACCGGGCTCCGGCGCCCCCGACCCGGAACTCAAGAAGGCCACCGACGAAGCCGAACTGGTCGGCCAGCAGATGCAGGCCGTGTCCACCGGCGTCAGCACGGGCGCGTTCGACCCCGCCTCCGTCGTGGCGGCGGTCGAGGCGAGCGACCTGAGCCTGCTCAAGCCCGCACCGCAGCAGCCAGGCGGTGGAACGTCCGCGCCGGGTGACCTCGGAGATCTCGACTGGGGTCTGTTCGGCGGTGGCGACAGCACCCCGGACACCGGACCCGCCGCAGCACCCGAAGCTGCACCGGCACCAACGCCCGCGGCGCCCGTAGCCGCGTAGGGGGTGTCGGGTGGCGTTCAATCCCGCCCTGCACCCCCGTGGCCCGAACGGACGGTTCACCCGCTCCTACGCCCGGCACATGAACAGTCTCGACGGCACGAAGAAAGACAAGGTCAAGGCGAGCTGGAAATCGAAGGCGTTCAAAGGCGCCGAGGACGCGCGCACCTACCTTCGCGGCCTGCTCGGCGGCGGGAAGTCCAACAAGGGCACCGGAAGCCCCACGAAGGGCGCGGGAAGTCCAACGAGCCCACTCCGCGGCTTCGTCGACTCCGGCGCCCTCGGTCGGGCCAACGAGTCGCTACGGGCCGGGAAGACGAGCCCCGAGGTCCAGGTCATCGACAAGGAGATGAAACCCCTCCCGGACAGCCTCGACCTGTACCGCTCGGTGCCAGCGAAGAAGTTCGGCTCCGTCGACCCGAAGTCCCTGGAAGGGATGAAGGTCTCCGACGCCGGCTATTTCCCCACCACGATCGCCCCAACGAAGCCCGTACCGGGCAACGTCAAGATGCACATCCAGGCCCCCGCCGGAACACCGGCAGCGGTCGATCCGGATTCGGGTCAGGTCGTACTCGGCCACGGCGCCGAACTGGCGGTGGACTCGGTGGACGTTTCGCCGGACGGGTCGACCGAGATGAGCCTCGTTGCACTGCCCGGCACCGGACAGGGTGACGGCGACGCCCCCTCGGCCGACGCGCCGGATGCCCCGGACGTCCCGTCAGGTGCACCGGACGCTCCGGCGTCGCCGAGCGCCCCCGATACACCTCCCGCCCCGACCGCGACCCCCGCGGGCGCGCCGGTCGGCGGGATCGGCGACGTCATCGACGAAGGCATGCCGTCGATCCTCGAAGGTGGACCCGAAGCGGACGCTAGGCGCCAACGCGCCCGCCAGCAGCTGGGCGACGCGATGAATGGCACCTACGCCGGCCTCACCGCCGAAGTGACCGGCGCCAGCCGGTTCTACGGCGGTCCCGACGGCGAGAACCCGGGCGTGCGCGCCACCCTCGTCCTGCGCGACGCCGACGGCAACGAGGTTGGCCGCGCCGAACGCGCTGTCTACCGCGACGACAACGGCGACCTCGTAGCAGTCCACGAACTCCTGGAGATCGACGACCGTAACCGTGGCGGTGGCGGGCTCGCCTCGGCGTTCAACGCGCACCTCACCGACTGGTACCGGGAGCAGGGTGTCAGCCGCATCGAGCTGACGGCCAACATCGACGTCGGCGGCTACGCCTGGGCGAGTCATGGCTACGACTTCGCCGACGAGAACTCGGCCAACGGCGTCATGGATCGGCTTCGCGACACTCTCGGCGACGCCGACGGCCCGGACGCGGACGCCGCCCGTGCCCTGCTCGCCCGGGCCGAGTCGGCCCCGTTCGGCTCTCCGGACTATCCGACCCCGTTCGAGATCAGCCAGCTCGGCCGACCCGAAGGTGCGTCCGGACGGGACGCGACATGGCTCGGCAAGCAGGTCATGCTCGGGTCCAGCTGGGAGGGCACGCGATGGCTGTAGCCAAAGCGGGTCAGCGCAAACCGACGAAGCGGCCCCATCCGGAGCGCATCGAGCGGCTCGCGGCCCTGGCCTCCCTGCATGACCAGTGGGTCGCCGACACCGCAGAGACGGCCGGCTTCGACCCCGCCGGGCGGCCGAAGAAGTCGGACTACAACATCCACCACGTCGACCTCGAAGCCACCCCGGAAGCCGGCGACGACTTCACCAGGAAAGCCTCGAAGATCTTCAAGGAGCCTGGTCCGCGCGGGGGTGGCTGACCGATGGACGACTACCCTCTGTTCCTCCGCGCCGTCACCGGCCACAAGGGCAACGCCGAGGATCTGAAGAAGTACTGGCTCCACGGCAAGGGTGCATCGAAATGGGTCGGCTCCCCGCACCCGTGGACGACGCTGTACCACCACCTGGCGAAGTACATGCCGGCCGAGAAAGCCAAACGCACCGCCGCCGAGTGGTTCCACCAGCACTTCGGGTTCTGGCCCGGCGCCGACCTGAACCGGGTCACGCACGGTAGGCCGCCCCGCGGCAAGAAGGTCGGCCCCGGCTGACCACCTGAACCCTGACGGGCGGGTGGGCCTCGTGGGGATCCTCGACTGGTTCGAAGAGGACAAGCACCCCCGGGCCCCCAAAGGCTCGCCCGGCGGCGGGAAGTTCGCCAAGAAAGGCTCCGGCGGCGGCTCCGGTGGCGGGGGCGGTGGGGGAGCCGGCAAGGCGAAGAACACCGCCGCCCTCGCCTACGACCCGAAGTCCAAGACCGGCACCGGCTACAGCACCCCCGGCGGCGACAAGCGGGTCAAGGCCCTCCAGTCCGTCCTGAACCGCCTTGGCGTCACAGACGGTGACGGGAAGCCGCTGAAGCTCGACGGGAAGCTCGGCCCGAAGACCGACGCCGCGGTGAAGAAGCTCCAGCAGCGCCTCGGACTCAAGCCCGACGGCCGCGTCACCCCAGCCCTGCTCGTCAAGCTCGCCGCCACCAAGGCGCTCCCGAAAAGAGGTGCCGCGGTGGATCTCTGCGTGCGGTCGTTCGGCTTCGAGTACCGCGGTGAGTCCCGCGATGGCCGCACCCTGGAGGGCTACGCGGCCGTCTTCAACTCCCCGACCCGCATCCGCGCCGTCGGCGGCGACTTCGACGAAACGATCCTGCCCGGCGCCTTCAAGCGCAGCCTGGCCGAGCGGACCCCGATCCTCCAGTGGGATCACGGCCGAGACCCCGCCGTCGGGACCGCTCCCATCGGCGATGTCGAAGACCTCCGCGAGGATGACCACGGCTTGTTCGTCCGGGCGCGGCTGTACGACCACCCGTCCACCGAACGGGTCCGCATGGCCATCGCCGGCAGGTCCGTGAAGGGGATGAGCTTCCGCTTCGGAGTCCCCGACGGCGGTGAAGCCTGGTCCACCCGTGACGGGGTCGAGCAGCGGGAGATCCGCGACGCCGACGTCCACGAACTCGGCCCGGTCGCCTTCCCTGCCTACGCAACCACCAGCGTGTCCGTCCGCGACCTCGTAGCCCAGCTCGGCGAGGACGGATACCAGCAACTGGTCCGCGACGTCGGTGAGTACCTGCGCACCGCCGTGGACCTCGATGACCTCGTCGGGCAGACCGAGCCGGAGCGCTCGGATGGCGACGACCTCGGCTCAGAGCCCAGTAGCGGCCGCGCGCCGGACCCCCATCTCCGCCAGCGCCTCGATGAAGGCGCACTCCGAGTCCGAGGAATCCTCAGGTGAAGAACACCGCCCGGCCGACGCTGATCGGCTACCGCAAGAACGGCGCCCCCATCTGGCTGATCCAGGGTGGCGCCATCGACATCATGCCGGAGCTGCGCGGCGCATCCGCCGACAGCAACGACGACGCCCTCTACGAGGCGTTGCGGGGCAAGACCCCCGACGACCTCACCCATTTCGTCGAGGTGCTGGATGCGCACCTGCGCACCATCCACCAGGACGAGCACACCGGCGAGCTGCGGGACAAGACCCCCGCCGAGCAGACCGCGTTCGATTTCGGTCTGCGGCTGCGCGACCTCGCGATCAAGAAGGTCGACGAGCACCGGGCGGTCCAGGAGGTCTTCAAGCGGCGCCCCAAGTCCGTCGAGGCGGCCATGCTGAACCTCGGCACCCGCGACAAGGCGGACCCGTACGGCGACGTCCGCCGGATGACGGTCTCCGAGGCCCGGGACCGGGCACTGCGGATCCTCGACGACCGGAACTCGGCCGCGCACCTGAGCGGCGACGAAAAGGACACCGTCGAACGGCAGGTCCGCGTCTCGACCGACATCGCCCGCCGGATCCTCGTCACCGAGCACGAGGCGTACCGGGACGCGTGGCTGAAGATGGTCACCCGCCCGAACGGTGCCATGTACCTCACCGAGGACGAGCGCCGGGCGATGATGGCGTTCGACGAGTACCGGACCATGTCCGAGGGCACCACCACCGCAGGTGGATTCGGCATCCCGGTGTTCATCGACCCGTCGATCATCCTCACCGCCCAGGGGTCCGGGAACCCGTTCCTCCAGATCGCCCGACAGGTCGACGTCAACACCAACGCCTGGAAGGGCGTGTCCTCGGCCGGGGTGACCTGGAGCTTCGACACCGAAGGCGTCGAGGCGTCCGACGACTCGCCGACCCTGGCGCAGCCGGTCGTCAACGTCTACATGGCCCGCGGTCTGATCCCGTACACCATCGAGGTCGGCCAGGACTACCCGTCGTTCGCGGCGGAAATGTCCACTCTGCTCGCCGAGGGCTACGACGAGCTGCTCGTCGACAAGTTCACCCGCGGCACCGGGACGGGGGAGCCGCAGGGCATCCTCACCGTCCTGTCGGCGACCGCCGGCGCCCGGGTCAGCGTCCAGACCGCCGGTACGAACTTCGGTGCCAACGACCCGTACGCCGTGTGGAAGGCACTCGGCCAGCGGTTCCGGCGCCGGGCGTCCTGGATGATGTCGGTCGACGTGAACAACAAGATCCGCCAGATCGGCACGGCGAACGTGTTCCACGCGTTCACCGAGTCGCTCCCGGCGGAGTGGGCCGACATGCTGTTCGGCAAGACCGTCTACGAGTCGCCGTACATGCCGGACACCACCACGTCGACGGCGGCGAACTCGGGCCTGGCGATCGTCGGCGACTTCCAGCAGTACGTGATCGCCCGCCGCGGCGGCATGTCGGTGGAACTGGTCCCGCACCTGACGTCGACCACGACCAACCTGCCCAACGGCACCCGGGCCTGGTTCGCGTACTCCCGCATCGGCGGCGGCGCGGCCACCACGAGCGCGTTCAAGTTGCTCGTCAACACGGCGTAACCAGCGGAGGCAATGGGTACCCATATGCCCATGACCACCTCATCCGCGCCGCACCTGAGGGAGCCCACCGTGGCAGACGCGACCAAGCCCAAGACCGGCCCCGACAAGGCGCCCGAACCGAAGAAGGCACCGCTCGCCCGGGCCGCCGAGTCCGGCGACCCGGCCGTCCAGAAGCTCCTCGCCGAGCAGGAAATCCACCGCTCCAACGGTGACGACGACAAGGTCGCAGAGGTCAGCGACCAGCTCGCCAAGCTCGGCTACGAGTAGTCCCGACCCAAGCGCGGAAGCCCCGGACCACCCCACCAGGTCCGGGGCTTCCGCGCGCCCGGAGGAAGGCAACCATCCATGAACGTCGTGTACGCCAAGGACTCCCTGCGGGTCCAGATGACCGACGGCACGATCCGCCGGTTCCCGCCGGGCTCGCACTGGCCGGCCGACGACCCGTTCGTCCGCGCCAACCCCGGCCAGTTCTCCGCCGACCCCCGCTACCACCTCGCGTTCACCGACCCGCGGCCCGAGTACTTCGGCGACGTGCCGGAGGAAACGGCGACCGCCGGCCCGGGCGAGCGCCGCAACGTGCGTCGCGCCTCCTGATCGCCCGCGGCCGGTGTTCCGTGGATGGTTGGCCGGCCGCGGGTTCCTAACCATCCACACAAACCATCCACAAAGGGAACGTCCGTGACCGAAGAACCATCCGTCGACCCCGCCCAGGCCGTCGCCGTCGCCTACGTCCACGCCGACACCGTCCACTACTCGTGGCACCACTCGATGACCCAACTCCTCGCCTACGACGCGGCCACCGACGGACGCATCTGGACCGGCGGATACGTCGCCATCCGTGGCGGCACCGACGGCCTCGCCGACGCCCGCAACACCGCGGTGAAAGAGTTCCTCGCCGACTCCACCGCCGGTTGGCTGTTCTGGGTCGACACCGACATGGGATTCGCCCCCGACACCGTCGACCGGCTCGTCGAAGCCGCGGACCCCGATGAGCGGCCCGTCGTCGGCGCGCTCGCCTTCGCCAACCGGGAAATGGACAACGACGGCATGGGCGGCCGCCGCAGCGTCATCGCCCCCGTCGTGCTCGACTGGAAGACCATCGATGGCGAGTCAGGCTTCGACACCCGCTGGGACTACCCCCGCGACGCCATGACCCGCGTCCACGGCGTCGGCTCTGCGTGCGTGCTCATCCACCGCTCGGTGTTCGAGCGGGTCGCCGCCCAGTTCGGGCCCAACTGGTACAGCCGCGCCCGCAACCCCTCCACCGGCGTGTTGATCAGCGAGGACCTGTCGTTCTGTGTCCGGGTCAACGCCCTCGACATCCCGCTGCACGTCCACACCGGCGTCCGGACCACCCACGCGAAGCTGGCCTGGCTCGGCGAAGAGGACTACTGGCAGCAGCGAGCCATCAACGCATCGCCGACCACCGCGGCGTCCGAGCAGGCCGTTGACAGTGTCAACACCCCTCAGCGGACGTGGACCGTACCGCGGTACGCGATCATCCCTACGCACAACCGGCCGGCCCGGCTACGCGCGCTTGTCGCGAGCCTCGGCCAGCAGTGCGACCACATCGTGGTGCTCGACAACGCCAGCGAGCCACCGGTCGAAGCCGAGAAGCTTGCGCCCGCCGCAGGCAAGGCCACCATCGAGGTGCTCCGCGACCCCGAGCAACCGCCACACCTGTCCCGGTACTGGAACGTCATGCTCGACCACATCGCAGAGCACGAAGCGGCGCACGAGGGCGGATGGCGGACCTGGAACGTCGCAGTACTGAACGACGACGCGGTCATCCCGGCCAGCTGGTACGACGCCTGCTCGGACGGGCTCCGCGGGCACGACACGGCGGTCATCGCCCACACCGAGCCGACCACACCCGCGCTGCTCACCGAGGTCGGCAACGTCCCTGGCAACAGGATGTGTCCGCACGCCTTCGTCATCCGCGGCGAGTCCGGAATGCGCGCCGACGAGGCCATGCGCTGGTGGTACTTCGACTCCGACCTGGACCAGCGCGCCCGCCTCGCCGGCGGTGTGCTGTCCGTCCCCGGCCCCCGCGTCATCAACTCCCTGGCGAACACCACCACCCGCGGACCGCTGGCCGAGCAGGCGGAGAAGGACGCAGCCACGTTCGAAGCGAAGTGGTCGGCATGAGCGGCCTCGTGGTCTACCCGGGCGACACGCTCGTGCTCCCCGTCGCGCCTCCCTCGCACCTCACCGCCGATCAGCGAGCAGCCCTCAAGACGTGGGCGGAGGCCGAGCTCCCGGGCGTCAAGGTGGTAGTCACCGAGGGCATTGGCGGCCCGGCGTTCGTCTATCGGCCCGGCGGTGGACGGTGACGAGGGTCGGCTATGGCTGCTGCGTCGGCTCGTGGGAGAAGCTGACCCGCAACGTCGCACCCCGCACCACCAATCGGCCCGTGGTCGCGTTGCACGGACAGACCCAACTCACCGTCGCGTACAACACCATCCTCGACGCCTACCGCGGACAGGGGCTCGACGCCGTCATCCTGCTCCACGACGACCTGGAGATCACCGACCCGTACGCCGAGGAAACGTTCCTCAAGGCCCTCGCCGACCCGGACGTGGCACTGGTCGGTGTGTGCGGCGGGAAGGGCGACCAGACCCTCGCCTGGTGGACCTCGCCGACCGTCGGCCACCAGATGACCGACTCAGGCCTGCTCGACTTCGGCGAGCGCACCGGTGACGTGGCATTCATCGAGGGCTCGATCATGGTCTTCTCGGCGTGGGCCGTCGAGCACCTGCGCTTCGACCCGCGCTATCCCGGGTTCCTCGGCTACGACGACGTCTGCCTCACCGCCCGGGCCGCCGGCAAGCGGGTGACAGTCGTCGACGTCGACACCCACCACCACTCCACGATCGGGTTCAAATCGCCTGCCATCGCCGCCGCGTGGGATGTCGCGGAGGAGATCTTCCAGGAGAAGTGGTGGGGCCGGTGAAGCGCACCTCCTGTTCCGGCTGCGGCCACATCGAGCTGGACACCTTCCTCGACCTGGGCATGAGCCCCATCGCCGACGCCTACACCGCGTCCCCGGACGACGTGTCGCCGACGTACCCGTTGGAAGTGGCGGTCTGCGCGAAGTGCAGGCTGGTCCAGCTCCTGGAGATCGTCGACCACGACGTGCTGTTCGGCACCGGCTACAGCTTCTACTCGTCGGCGAGCGCGCCGCTGAGCGCGTACCACGCCGACTACGCGGCGGACGTGCTCCGCAGGTACCCCGACCTCGCCAGCCGCGGTGTGGTCGAGGTCGGCTGCAACGACGGGGACCTGCTCCGCCATTTCGCGCACCACCCGGCCGTCGGGGTCGACCCGGCCACGGGCCCGGCCGCCGCGGCCGCGGACCGCGGGCTCGACGTCCTCGTCCGCCCGTTCGGCCTCGCCGCCGCGCATGACATCCGCGACCGGCGCGGCCGGGCCGGGATCGTCATCGCCAACCACGTCCTCGCACACGTCGCGGATGTGTCCGACGTCCTCGCCGGCATCCGGGCGCTCCTCGCCCCTGGCGGTGTGGCCATGGTCGAGGTGCAGTATCTGCCCGACCTGCTCGTCAACAACGCGTTCGACCTCGTCTACCACGAGCACCGCAACTTCTTCAGCCTGTCGTCGCTGGAACAGGCGGCGCTACGGCACGGGCTGCACATCGCCGACGCCCAGCTCACCGACCGGCAAGGCGGCTCCCTGCGGGTCACGCTCACCACCCGGCCCGTGTCGAACGGGTGGGTTGACCACATCCGCTCACGCGAAGCGTGGCTGCACGGCCACGGCGCCTACGAGGGTGTTCAGGGCCGTGTCGAATGGATCCGCGACCGGCTCGTTGCACTCATCGACACGCACGCTCACGGTCGGACGGTCGCCGGCTACGGCGCCCCGGCGAAGGCCACGACGCTACTCAACTTCTGCGGCCTCACCGCGGATGTCGTGCGGTTCGTTGTGGATACGACCGAGGCGAAGCAGGGCCGACACATCCCGGGCACGGGAATCCCGATCCTGAGTCCGCGCGACGTTGCGGGCGGGGTCGACACGTGGCTGCTGCTGGCGTGGAACTACGCCGGTCCGATCATGCGCAGCAACCCCGGGCCGCGGTGGATCGTTCCGATCCCCGCCCCGGTTGTGCTGTGACCGCACTGATCCTCGGCGTCGCCGGGCAGGACGGCTCCTACCTCGCCGAGCAGCTCCTTGCCGCCGGTGACGACGTGTGGGGACTGGTCCGCCGGCCCACCACCGTCGTGCCGGGGGTTCGGACCGTCGTCGGGGACCTGCTCGACCAGCCGTCCCTCGAAGCGGCGTTGCGGACTGCCAGGCCCGACGAGATCTACAACCTGGCCGCAGTCACCGCACCGGGCGGGGCGTGGGGAACACCTCAGCCGCCGCTGCTCGCCGACGTCACCGCCCTCGGCGCCGTCCGGCTCCTCGACGCGGTGCTGCGGGTCCGCCCGGACGCCCGCGTGGTCCACGCCTCCTCGTCGGCGATCTACGACCCGCACCGCTACGGCCTGTACGGGATCAGCAAGCAGTTCGCCCACCAGGCCGTCATCGGGTACCGGTCCCGGCTCCACGTGTCCAACGCGGTCCTGTACAGCCACACCTCGCCACGGCAGGACCGCCGGTTCCTCGCCCCGACCATCTGCACCACTCTGGCCCGGATCCGGGCCGGCTCGCCGGAGCGGCTCCGGCTCACCGACATCCTCGGACGACGGGACTGGGGCTACGCGCCCGACTACGCCCGGGCGTTGCCGCTGATCGCCCGCCACCCGGCACCGGCCGACTACGTCATCGCGACCGGCCGGGACCGTAGCGTCCGGGACTTCGTCGACATCGCGCTCGAAGCGGCAGGACTGCCCTGGGACACCGCGATCGACGTCGACCAGGGACCGGTCGCCCCGGCCGAGGCCCGCGCCGATCTGACTGCCGTGACGAGCCTCGGTTGGAAGCCCGGGACCCGGTTCGCGGACATGGTCCGGCTGATGGTGGAGGCCGCGTGCGCGTCACCGTCGTGATCCCCACCATCGCCACCCGGGTGAAGCAGCTCGCACTCGCCCTCGACTCGGTCCGCGTCCAGACGCTGCCGGCCGAGACGGTGCTGGTCGAGTTCGACGAGCACCGCGAAGGCCCAGCAGTCATGCGCAACCGCGCGCTGGCCAAGATCGAGACCGAGTGGACGGCGTTCCTCGACGACGACGACCTGCTCTACCCCGACCACCTCAAGCTACTGGCCCGATACGCCCGACTGACCGGAGTAGACGTCGTCTACCCGCAGTGGGACGGGCCGGACCCGACCGGGATGCAGGGCAAACCGTTCGACCCGGTCCTGCTCCAGCGGGCCAACTACATCCCCGTCACCACGCTGTGCCGCACGGCTGCCGTACGAGCCGCCGGCGGCTTCCAGTCACACCCCGACGCCAACCGTGACCCCTGCGAGGACTGGGGCCTCTGGCTCGCCATGACCGAGCAGGGGTCGAAGTTCGGACACCTGCCCATCCGGACGTGGCGCATGAGCCCCGGCGGCACCCGCGGCCGACCCGACCGAGCGTGAGGAGTGCCTGATGTCCAACCCGTACCGCGACAAGTTGCTGGGGGTCGGGATCATCTCGCGGCGCTCCGGCAATCGCGTACGCGAAGGCCGTCGCCCGGACGGTGTGCGGATCAAAGCCACCACCGACGAGCTGGGCAACACCGTCACCGAGCACGCCAAAGGCGACCGGCAGGACGTACACATCCGCCCCGACACGATCCGGGTCAACGTCGAGGAGTTGCGCCGTGGCGCGAAGTGACAACATCCGCGCGGACATCGAGCGGATCGGCGCGATGCCGGACGCCGAGTTCGCCGAGACGTGGGGTGAGTGGGCCCGCCAGCGGGACCGCGACCTGACGCTGCTCCGCCAGCGGTGGCTCGACGACCTGGCCCGCGCCCTGCCGTATGCCGAGCAGGAAGAGGCTGCCGTCGCCGAGCTGGTCGCGGCGAAGGAAGCCTGCCGCGACGACCCGACCGACGCCACCCGGCGCCGCAAGGCCGAGGCCGTCGCCGCGGTGCGGGCGATCCGCGCCGGCGAGCGGGATGGGCGCACCACGTTCGTTGCCGGCGACGCGTACCCGACGGGGGTCTGAACATGGCCGTAACCGCCTCCGGGCTGTTCGTCGCGACGTTCGTCGACGCTCTCGACACCACCCAGCTCGCTCTCGACCTGGACCTCGAAACACACAAGGGTGCGCTGTACCCGAACTCGATCACCCCGGACTTCGACGCCGCGGCCGCCAGCGCCGCGTTCGCTGCCGGCGTCTTCTCCGGTACCGAGATCACGGGGACGAACTGGGCCACGGGTGGCGTCGCACTGACCGGCACCACGTTCGTCGGCGCCTCCGGCACCGCGACGTTCGACGCCACGGACGTGTCGGTGGCGAGCACAACGATCTCCTCGGCGCGGTGCTACATGCTCTACGCCGACGCCCTGGCCGGGAACAACGCCATCGTCCTCGTGAACTTCGGCGCGGACTACTCCACGAGCAACGGGACCTTCGCGATCACCTGGAACGCGTCAGGGATCTTCACTCTAGACCTCACGCCCTGACCCTCTGATCGATACGGGGGTTTGATAAACTCAGTGCGTGAAACGTTGCGAGATTGAGGACTGCGGCTCAGGCGTGATGGCGAAGGGTTTGTGCTCAAAGCACTACAACCGGATGCGCCGAAAGGGTTCGACCGATGGCATCCGCAAGAATGCCGCTCAGCCCTGTCTTGTGAACGGCTGCGACCGGCCGCGCGCAGGTTTTGGCCGTTGCGATACCCACTATCGGCAGGAGTATCGGCCCCGCAAGCCAACGGTCCACAAGGGGCGACTCTGTAGCCATTGCGGCGACGGCATCCCTGAGCAGCGGAACGCGCGAGCCGTCTTCTGCTCCGCGAGGTGTAAGCGCCTCGACCGCGTCGCCACCGGCGCAGCGCAGGCGGCCACTCGGCGCAACTACTTCAAGCGGCTATACGGGCTCACCGTCGAGCAGGTCGAACAAATGGCCTTGACGGGCTGCGCCATATGTCGCACCACCGACTGGAACGGCCGCCATGCGCGCCCTCATATTGATCACTGCCATGAGACCGGCAGGGTTCGTGGAGTGCTGTGCTCCGAGTGCAACACGGGCCTCGGGAAGTTCAAGGACAACCCGAACCTGCTCCGCCGAGCGGTGGAGTACCTGACCGCATAGGGAGCCGCCGCAACGACGGGCACGGTCATTCTCAATCCCGGCGCCGCGATCCTCCCGGATAACAGCGCGCCCGCACGCCATAGGAGAGCAATCAGTGGCTGACGCGAGTACCCAGCAGGCCGGCGGCGGAACGCCCCCGAACCCGTACGTCTGGGAGTCCCTGGACTACCAGGGCAACAAGATCGGCATCTCGATCAGTTTCAATGCCGGCACCGGCGCCCTCACCGGCGCGACCGCCTACCGGGACGACGCCTGCGTCTATCGCAAGCTCTACTTCGGTGTCGGCATAGACGGCACGCCGAACACCACCGGCCACGTCGTCAACGTGTCCTCGGGCAGCGCCAACGTCCCCGCCGGCCAGCTCCACTCGGTGGGCCTGGACACCATCAGCGACGTGGTCGCCGGACAGATCACCGCCGGGCCGTAACCGCCGGGGGTGAGCCGTGGCGCTGGCCATCGACGCAAGCACCCCGGCGGTCGCGACCCAGACCAACGGCGCCACCGCCACGGTCGCCACGGCCAGCTTCACCCCACCGTCGGGCTCGCTGCTGCTGATCCGGTGGGCTGCGAACTCGACGTCGCTGCCGTCCACTCCGACGGTCGCCGGGGGCAGCCTCAGCTACACCCTCCAGGACTGGAAATCGAAGGCGGACACCCCGACCCGGGACGGTCAGGCGGCCTGCTGGATAGCGACTGGTGCCGGCGCGGCGATGACCGTCACGGTCACGAACCAGGCCAGCTCAGGATTCCGTGAGGCCGCCTTGCGGGTGGCCGTCATCACCGGCCACGACACATCCACCCCGATCGGGGCGCACGGCAAGTCCGGATCGGCATCGGCGTCGAGCATCGCCCAGACGTACACGGCGCAGGCCACCGGCGGCCAAGGCTTCATCGCAGTGTCCGACTGGGACGCCCTGTCGGCCATGACGGCCGGCACCGGCTGCACCCTGGAAGGCTCCGGCATCCCCGGCGGTGCCGTCACCTACGGATTCGTCCGCCGCACCAGCGCGGACGACACCAACACCGTCAGCAACACGCTCAACGTCACCATCGGCGGCACGTCCACCAACCTGTCGTGGGTGTGGGCGGAAGTGCTGCCGGCGGCCGGCAGTGGCGCCACCGTCACCCCGTCTGTCGTCGCTGCGGTAGCGGCGGTACCGGGCCCCACCCTTTCGGCCGGCAGCAACCTCGCACCGACCGCTGTCGCCGCAGTCGCGGCCGTACCCGGTCCCACCGTGTCGGTGGGCTCGACCGTGGTGCCCGCCGTTGTCGGCGCGGTCGCGGCGGTCCCGTCCGCCACGGTCCGGATCAGCTCGATCATCTCGCCTGCCACCGTCACCGCTGTGGCTGCGGTCGCGTCGCCGACGCTGTCCGCCGGCTCCCGGGCGACGCCGGCAGCGATCACCGCTGTGGCTGCTGTGCCGGCACCCGTTGTGTCCGTCGGGTCCAATCTGGCGCCCGCCACCGTCGCCGCGGTCGCCGCGGTGCCGGCGGCCTCGGTGTCGGCCGGCGGCAGCGCCTCGGTCAGCCCATCCGCCGTCGCCGCCGTCGCGGCGGTCCCCGCGCCCACGCTGTCCGTGGGTGTGAGCGTCGCCGCCTCAGTCGTCGTTGCGACATCAGCCGTTCCGGGCCCGGCCCTATCTGTCGGTGCCACGCTGGCCGCCGCCACCGTAGCGGCAATCACCGCGGTCAACGCGGCCAGCATCGCCGCCGGCTCCACGGCCAGCCCGGCCACCGTCACCGCGGTCGTCGCCGTTTCGGCGGCAACCCTCAGTGCCGGGGCTGGCATCGCCGCGGCAATCGTGGCGGTCACGGTCACGGTCCCGTCGGCGACACCGTCCACCGGATCCACATTCGCACCACCAACAGTCGCTGCGCTCGTGGCCGTACCTGGCGGGTCGGTACTGGTCGGTGGGGGAGCCCTAGTCAGTGCGGCCACGGTCGCCGTAGTCGCCACCATCCACGTCGCGCGGGTGCGGACCGGGGCCGTTCCAGCCACCTCGTCCGCCGCCGTCAGCGCAGCGGTCGCGTCCGTGGCCGCGGTCACCGCTCGCCGAACGTCCAGCGGTGCCGTCACCGCTCGCCGCACCAGCAGTCCGGGAGTGTCCGGCGGATAGGGGAGTGCGGTGGCCGAGGTCTTCTTCGCGCACGCCTCAGCCGAACTGGCCACCCTCAGTAACACCTTCTCCGTCTCGGACGTGGCCACCGACCCGACCACGGTCACCCTGGTTGTCACCGACCCCACCGGAACGGCGACCACCTACCAGTACGCCCTAGCCGAGATCACAAAGAGCGGCACCGGCGTCTACACCAAGGACGTCGCGTGCACTGCGGCCGGCACCTGGCAGTACGTGTGGATCGGCACCGGCGCCGCGAGCGACGTGGTGGCCGGGACGTGGACCGTCGTCGACACCGCGTTGCAGAGCCTGTACTGCACGCCGGAGATGCTGAAGAACCGCAAGGGCATCACCGACGGCTTCGACGACATTGAGATCATGGGTGCCTGCC